TAAATTCCGCTGTCTTAGCCGGTTGTAAGAAAATTTGTCCAGCCATAATATTTCTATCAATTACATCAGGTGTATTGTTAGTTTCATCCATCACAACTCTGAATGCGTATAAACCTTGTCTTTGTTGAATTGCCTCTAAATAAGGGTTTACAGTGTTTAAGAATCGTGCTCTAGTTGTTGCTGTGTTTTGTTCGAACACTAAGAAACGAGAAGTAGATGCGATGAACTTCTTAACAGTGATAAGTAATCTTCTTACGTTGATTCTATCAAGTGCAGATGCTCTATCTTGCAATGTCTTCTGTCCGAATGCTACAATACCTTGTCCAGGGAATGCTGCGATTGGGTTTACTTTGTTCTCATATAGAGTATCTCTTTCAGAATGTGTTAATCTATTCAATACACTAACTGCTCCAATAATACCACCTCTATTCAAACCAGCAGGTGCGAACCATTCAGCTGCCAATCTATCGTTTGCAGCGAATACAGCCGGCATCAATACTGATGGTGGAACTGGTATTAATTTGTTTGTGTTAGCATCTACCGTCTTAATCCAAGGGTAGTAAGTTGCTACATAGTTAGAATCTACTTCGTTTGCTTTTTCAGTTGCTTCGGTTATAGATGCATTTACATTTACAAAATCAGCGATATAAAAACAATCTTGTCTATCTTCAACCATATCAATTACTCTATTAGTAATAGTTGGGTGTAAAGAACGAATAATACCAGGAGTTACAACTAAATTGATATCGTATTCATCTGCATTTGATATAGCGTTGATTGCTTTAGTATATGCAATTGAACCATTATCAGCTGCTGTAGCACAATTAAATCCTTGTGTGTTTGCTGCTGTTATTGGTGTGCTTATATTAGCCTTTACGGTTGGGTTTAAACCATCAAATCCATATTGGAATCCTAATACAAATTGTCTATGAACCATATCAGATGATGCAGAACCAGAAAGACCCATAAATATACCATTCGAATCAAATGCAAATATAGTGTTTGCTCCAGTTTGTGCACCAACAGGTATTGGTTTTAAATATTGTTTGTTATCATCAGATACACCAGTTGTTTCGAAATCAAATCCACTAAAATATAATGGAGATGATGATGTATTAACTACCGAACCAGTTTGATATACTACCGCTGGTATTTGGTTTGCTTGTGCATCATTTGTTGCTTTAATTGGGTTTGTATATGCCCCATGTCCAAATGGTGCTGCTGAAATTGGATTTCCAACACTGTTTGGTGCCATTTCAACTCTTACGAATTTTGACCTGTTAGTGTAATCGCCATATTCCGTTATTTTACCAGAAGGTTCAATTACATTATATCTATCACCAATTCTTTTAGCAATATAGTTAGGAGAAGCAGGGTCTAAGTTTACATTATTATACGTTTCAATAACACTCTTTCTCTTATCAGTATCACCGAATGAACGGATTGTTACAGTAAATGTAGAGTAATCAGTTGAACCATCTTCACCAGCTGCTTTTACATTTGAAATACCAACTTTAAATTTAGTATTATATACAGTACCATGTCCTAAAGTTACAAATTTGAAAAGGTCATATCTTTCACCACTAATCAATTGAGATTTAACCATTGGAGTTTCCGCTGTTTCAACATCTTCATATACTTGAGGTGGAAATGATGCAGTAGATACTACAATATTGTTTTCAATAGAACCAGTATATAAAGCTGCAATGTTTTCAAAATAATTGTATGTATAAGCAACTTTAGCTCCAAATGGAGATTCACCAAACACATCTGCTAAATCATTAGTAGCTGTTGGTAGGATTGATGCAGATACGTTTGTAGCAACCGTCAAATTGTTGATTACAAATGAACCATCGGTTGCAGAGTCACTAACTATCGATGATGTTGCAAATCCAACACCCTCATCACCATTAGCTGTTGAGTATAATACTCCAACAAGTTTAGTTCCGATTGAAGCGGATGAACCAGATGCAAAAATACCTAAAGGTGCAACTTGGGTGTAACCACCAATACCACCAACTCTTACGATGGTAGCCGTTCCAGCTTCTCTTAAATAGTTTTGTACTGCGTGTTCAGTATAATAAGTTCCATCAGGAGTTCCGAAGATTTCTTCAAACTCTGATTGCGTTCTAACAATAGTAGGAACGAATGCAGGTCCTTGTTTAAAAGGTCCTATAAATGCTGCTCCAATTTCACCAATTCCTTGCGCTAAGAAGGATAGGTCATTTTCTCTTGTGAATACGCCAGGTGATACGATTCTTTCTGCCATTTTATTTCTTCAATTTGTATTTTAGGTTTGTATTTGCTAGTATGAAATACAGATATAAATATAAAGAAAATATCCAAAACACAAATTTGTTTATAAATCTGCACTTTGGATATTTAACAATAAAAATTTTATATTTTTAAACAGGTGCTCTCTCAGCGGCCGGTAATGTTGCACTACCAGATGTTGGTGACCACGGTAAATCCATTTCACTTACATCCAATGATACAAATTTAACACTATCTATTTGTTTTTGAATTTGCTGGTTGATGTGATTCATATAATTTGTGCTAATATCAGAACCGCTTACATAATTTGTAATCCATCCTATTACTAATTCTTCAGTTAAATCTCTATAATCAACAAATCCATCACCATTTAAATCTTGATGTGAAAATGGAGTTGCTCCGGTGAATGTACCTGCATTTCCATCTTCATCAGTACCAGTAACTTTCCACTGTGTACCAACTATAACATCAGTTAAAGTTGATGTATTTTGTTTTTTAAGACCTGTTAATTTCCATTCGTATGTTAATCCCATAATTTGTTTATTTAGTAATAAATATTATTTTTTTTTATTTTAATCTTCCAACGAACCACTATAATAGTCAGTAGTTAAAAGATGTCTATATGCTTGTTGTAAATCACTATATTCCGATGGTACTTCCAAAAAGAAGCGACAATGATGGTCCATACCAGCTGTACCAATACTTACACCATGTGGATTATCCGCCGGATTAGTTCCTACAAATCCTATTGGTCTACTATCAGATTCTCTAGCAGCTTTATCTTTCCAAACAGTAACTGCTATTTCAGCAACATATCCAGCTTTCCAATAAACTTCTTTTCCTATTTGATTTGCCCCAAACGTTACTAAATTTGGTCTAGTTGGGTCATACGGTGCAGGTATATCTGCTGCTCGTTTATCAATTTTTACGGTTGTAACCACATGATACGCATTCGGTACAGTTAATCCGGTTCCTGGTAATTCGTAATCTCTTATAAGTGCCATAATTTATCCTTTATTATTAAATATAAAATCTTTAATTTTTTGTAATTCTTCTTTTAATAAACTTATTTCTTGAGCTTGCTTATCAATAATCAATTGTTGGTCTTTAATAGATTCAATAAATAAACCTGCTAAGTTGCCATACGCAACGCCATATTCATCATTAACATCACAATATGTTACCGCTTCAGGAATAATTTCATTAACTTCCTGTGCAATTACTCCGATTTGTCTCTTTTTAGTTTCATCATCAATTCTATTATAGTAAACACCTCTCATTTGAAGTAATTTATCTAATGCAGAATCAATTGTTATAATATTCTCTTTTGCACGTCTATCGGAATATGCCACAATGTTTTCAGTAGCGTATATACCTCTACTAACATACATACCATAAGAAGGAGATGTTGATGAAGTGTTTACGCCCACACAGTTATATGGCCAGTAGTGATAGAACATCCATCTACCAGATTGGTAATAAATACCACCATTACCGCCACCATCAAACATTAAAACAGGAGTATTACCCGCATCTATCAATATTCCATGATACCCGTTTCTACTACCATCACATCTCCAAGATCCGTATGTTGAATTATTTGGATACCAGTGTGCACCGTTTATTCCAGAATATATTCCATGATGCCCAGTAAGTTGAGTCCAAGTATATTGATATTGATATCCAGCTCCACCATTAAATTGATATCTAAGAGTACCCATCGGATAATCATCATATATACGAGTTCCTTCATAAGATGCATTTGCTCCTAATTTGATACCAGTATGATATGCAATTCTTAAATCCGGATAAGGATACCCCCATCCACCACCTTCTTGGAATAAGTTGTATGCATCTGCCCCTAATCCAGAATCACCACCAGGATAACGGAAACCATATCTTCTACACTCAATAAATTGTAAGTTTGAGTTACTATTAGGGTCAGCGTACCAAGATGTATCATTTTGGTCATAGAATATTGGTGCTCTAGAACTACCATTAGAATATGAGTTACCACCTCTATCTATATAAAACGAAGTTGTACCCCAACTACCATTTCTATGTCCGTGGTCATAGTTAATTCTAAATAATCCAGAATCCGCATAACCAAATCCACAAGACCAAGTATTATTATCAAATCCACTGGAGAACATAATCGATGGTCTATCACCACCAGGTCCACCATTTACTCTAAATTCAGATACAATACCCCAAGAGTTATCACCCTGATTGTTTGCTACTTGAAGTGCTCTACTATTTGGACCTGTGCCTAACTTCGTAATTGTCATTACATGTCCTGATGTACCAAATTCACTATATCCATTAGGGTTTACATAGTATCCAGTATTATCTTGGTCATAAAATATTGGTGCTCTCATTGAACCTCTAGCATACCAGTTATGTCCGGTATCATACCAAACGGATGCAGGGTATGACCAGTTAATACCTACTCCATAATGTGGGTTATAGTTATTATCAAACCATCCAAAACTCAATTCATTTGGATTTCGGTTTGCAATACCCATTACGAATTTACGATAACCACCAGCAGTAAGATTACCGATAAATGATAAAACCCCACCATGTGTCGTGTTACCATTATCAGCGTATGAGTTTATATACAAATGTGGATAATACGGTGCGTTCAATACTAACCCATATCTATCACCATCAGGATATATTGAGGTTGAGCCGTTTGTTGCTAATGTGTCAGGACCTAATAATAATGAATAATATCCAGATGAACCAACAAATCTTCCGTGATTTAATCTTGAGTTTGAATCACCATCCACATAAAATGCAGTATTTCTATCATAGTAAATTGGCGCGTTCATTTGGTCTCTTGCCCAAATTCTAGAAGAAATTCCTGCAAATGTAGTACCATAGTTCATTACCAACAATCCGTGGTCATTTAAACCTAATGATGCTTGTCCTCCGGCGTTTGGATGCGACCAAGCTAAACCATATAAGCTACCACCACCAGTACCATCAATAGGTAATTTATATGAATCACCCATTGAGAATACACCCTGATATCTAGTAGATGTGTAAACACCTACAACGGATTGTCCATAGTTGTAATCTAAATAAATGTTATTATTAACACCAATTCTAAGTGCCGAATTAAATCTAACAGAAGAAGTACTATCTGCATTAAATCCTAATAACGTATTTCCTGCTGAGTTGTTTGATGAATAGAATCCACCTGCTTCGTAAGCGTAATAAGAACCATCGACTAATGTATATCCTTGCCCACCTCTATATAAAACTACGAATTCGGCACCACCGCTCATATTTAATCCCCAAGCTCTAGTAAATCCATAAGATGCCAAGTCACCTAACCAACTACCACTATTGTACCAAACCTGTGCTCCACCAATCGTTACGTTTGATGCGTTTATACCAGCATTTGTAAACGTTGCAGGAACTTGTCCAGTACTACTTCTTACTCTAAATCCAGTACCTGTATAAAATACCAATTCTTCCCAATCATCATCTGCATTCCAAATGTAGTGATTAGTATCTCCATTAGTTCTCAAATATAATCTTTGGTCATTCAATCCATAAGAACCGGTCATATTTATACCGCCAGAAACAGGAATTGCGTAAGATGAATAGTTTCCAGTATGTAAAAGAATTCTCCAACCACTTTGCCATGCAGTAGTACCATACCACCCATATCTATGACGAATTTCACCTTGATTGAAATAAAATTGGTCATGTTGGTGTCCTACTAATCCATAATATTCTATCAACGTACCATAAGAAGATGGTGCTCCAGGTTGGGTATAGTTATCCCACATTCTAAATGATAATGGTTGTGTACCACTTCCATTTCCATGAGCGTTCCAACCAAAATCCCACTCTCTATAAGGGAATGTTACTTGATTTACTACTATTCTATCACTATTCCATAAGTAAGTTGTATCGTTTTGAATATAAAAAAGTGGTGAACGGAAATTACCCGTATTGGAATCAGGAGTTATAAAAACATCCTGATTTGTCATTCTTAATGTTGTGAAATTGGAATTACCTTCTGTACCGGTATTTAAATCGATTCTTCTAGCAGTTCTTGATGATATAATTGTTCTACCACTTCCATCGTGATTCCAACTAAATCCATCGGCTGCATAAGCTGCATAAGAACCAAATGACTGAGATGAACCACCTAACCCAAAGAATCCTTTATGTGAACCATTTTGTTGGAAATCAACTAAACCATACGCCGATGCATCATTTAAATTGAGTTTTAAATTTTGACCCGTATTATAGTTGTTTCTCATATCAATCGAACCAAACGTAGTTAATTCGTTTAAAACAGATAAACCATCTCCATGAAATCTATATCCGGTATCATTAGAATCATAGAATATAGGTGCTCTAAATGAACCGAATTCAGTTGTATTATCACTATAAGTGTACATTCTAGCGTTACCATTGTATAATACTCTAAATCCAGGGTTTGTACTTCCACCATCTACCGTAGTAGAGTTTACCTCCACAAAACCACCTCTAATAAGGATTGTATCATCCGCATCATTTTCAGTTCTAATAACTAATCTAGAAGTTTCACCACTTGAACCATTTGTTGCAGTTTCATAATAAATTTGTGCACCATCCGATGGATAGTTTACACCACTTCTAAAATCAATAGTTGCTCTACCGTATGTACTACTTGCCAATAAAACAAGGTTTGCCGTTGATGAACCATAAGATGCTCTACCAGTTGCAACATTACTTTCCAATGTTAAACCACCCATTAGAGATGTTCCATCCGGGTCTACATAATAATTAGTATTAGTACCGTAATAAATGTTTGCAGTTATTGAACCTCTAAATGTTCTATTTCCTGAATGGGATACTTTGATTACTTTCCAACCACTAATATAAGAAGTTCCACCACCACTATAATTAAATAATGCTTGTGGAGTCCAAAATTTAGTTCCTGGTCTAAATTGACCTACCGAGTTTCCAAATCCACTAATATATCCGCTTACCTTTGTCCAAGAAGCTCCTGGAAAAGTATTACTCATTGTCCAATACCCAAACGAACCAGGATTACCACCTAATGAACTAAATCCACTATTATAATCAATAGAACCCATATAGTGTCCATTTGAACCAGCTGTACTCCTAATCCAACATTCCATGTAGAATATATCATCCTGGTCAACCGGAATATATGGAAATCCACTACCATATTCTCCACCAACATTCACATTGCCAACTATTTGAATTGCGTATCCTCCAGGTGAAGTTGAATCATTTACCCAAGTTACATTACCATTGTTAAAGTAAGCTTGCAATTGGTCATTTGTCCAAGCAGTATCAAATTCAAATACAGTTTCACCAGGTGTGTAATGTCCTACTGGATATCTGCTGGTATTGATTCTGGATTGGTCTAATACTAATCTACTAAATCTTGAATAATCATTAAGGTCTAATTGATATGCAGTATTTGCACTATCGTAAAATATTGGTGCTCTAAAATCACCGTATGCTTCCACAGTAGCATTTCCTCTAATAACCATATTACGGTCTCCCGCTAAACCACCATCTCTGAATACAATATCTTCACCACCTGAAGTTGCTATAATTAAATGGTTATCATCAGTATCGGTTGCTTGAATATATCCTCGTAAACTACCAGCTGATGTATAGAATTGAGCTACGCCACCACCTGTAATATTTAATCCTGTAAATGATACACTATCAGATGTACGGATATTTTGGTTCATTAAATGAACTTCCGTAAATCCAGGTCCAGTATTTATTGAAGCAAATGTTGGAGAATCGGTTGTACGAACTGCTTGATTTAGATAGTCTGAAAATTGATATCCATCCCATAAATCCGAATCAAGTCCACTACCTGCACCATCATTTCCAGTATGCCATAATTTATGACCAGTACTCCAAGTTGCTGAATCGTATGCTTGCCTAGCTACATAAACATTATCAGAGTACTTATCTCCAACAATTGCCCAGCTTTGTTTTACATCGCCACCTGTATAAGTTGACATCCATAAAACATCGTTCCA